TTTAATATATAATTGGTTTTTATCCATTTTAGAATATTTTAAAAACTCATTTATATATTCTCCTTCAATAATCTCAGCAATCTTAACTTCAATAAATTCATTAGATTGTTTTCTTACTGAAATATCAAGAATGATTTGTACTAATGATACTTTTTGCTCTTTAGTAAGTTTATCTAATATCTTATAAGCATCTTTCTTTTTATTCAATCTGTGAGCTTCAATCTCAATGTGTTCTCCTTCATCATAAAGAATATGTGTTGCTAAAGGCCATCTACCTTCCTGATATTCTTTTTCTGAATTAGCTACATAAGGTGAAGCTTTATAGTTTTTAACTTTAATAAATTCCAATGGTTTAGAAATATCTAATACTAAAGTTCTATTAGGAAACTTTAACTGTGCTACTTTAGTTGCCCAAAACTCATGTGGTTTATTTGGATTAAAAGTATCACTTAAATCTAATCCCATTAAACTACCATACTTTTGTGCTTCTTCTGTTGTTAAACCAGTAGCATATTTACCTGTTTGTGCATCATAAAGTATCTGTGAAGATTGGTCTTGACTAAAATCATCTTTACCAGTTTTACCATGCCATTTAGATATTTCTATTGGTCTTAATTCTACAAAATTTGGATTTCTTTCTGACATAATTTCTTTCTTTTTCTTTAAAGTGAATATAAAATATGGAGAGAGATTTCTCTCTCTCCAATGAAAACAAAGTACTAATTACGAGCAAGGATAAGTTCACCACAACGAGATACATCTTCCATGTGAATACCACATTGGTCTTTAACATGCATTTCATAGTAGTCACCAGAGTGAGAAGCAAGTTTATTGTTTACAGGACCATAAGGTGTAACAAGACCAGCAGTATAAATCAATGACATACCACCTTTTTTCTTAATACGCTTGACATTAGATTCTCCTTTTTCTCCTGAGAAATCAAGGAAAGTAAATCTCATTGATTCAGTAGGATAACCTGTAACTGGGTCAATCTCAAAGTTAATCTCTCTATCATCATACAATGGATTATGGATTAGTTCAAGCTCAGCACCATTTGCCATTCTATATTTCACAAACTGATAACCTGCTGCAAGAGCTTGGTCATTGTAAGGAGATGTAGTTTTGTCAATAAACAATTGGTCTACAACTTGAATGAAACCTTTTTTCTCCATCCAATCTTGGATTGCACGATGGAAAATAATCATACCATATTCACCTGTAAATGCTTTGATTTTACGTTGTCCACCAGGTTTAACACGAGAGTAGAAAATGTCCATCAAGTACTCTTCAATTAGAGTAGCAGTAAGGTGAGTATAACGATGAATGTGAGAATCTTCAAGTTGCTCTTGAATACCAGGACCTGAATAGATTGGTCTACCATTAGCACCAAGTACAGAATCTGTACTACGAGAATACCAATAACCTCTCTCTAGTTCTTTGTACCATTGCATCCAATATTCAACTTCAGCATATTTAATCCAAGTGTCATGCATTTTACCATTAGGGTCTGGAACCTTAACAGCAAGTACTTGATTATGTGCATCACCTGTAATTTGGTATTTCTTTCTAAAACGAGAAAGTCTATTTCTCAATGTAATAGGAAGTGAATACTGAGTTGAACCACTCTGTTCACCTGCTTCCTCATATTGAGAAAATAGTTTTGCCCATTGAGTACCAGGAGATAGGTAAGAAACAGGAAGGAAATCAGCACCATTGTCTGACATCAATCTTACTGTGTAAACCCAACCTTTACCATGTCTGTAAGGTTCTTCCTGAATACGCACTTGATACTTTTTATTAGTAGTACCTGGATGAATAATATCACCTGGTACAAACCAATTTTCATCAAGTTTAATTTTAAATGTTTGCTTCAACTTACCAGGAGTGGTATTAGCTGCAAGTTCTACATTCTCAATTACAACAAGTGGTCTTGTTGAACCTGTTCTTAGACCCCATTCCCATTCATTAGAAGTAATCTCTTCTTCTTTTGCAGTAGAAGATAGAATGTAAGTCATTGGATTATCAGAATAACGTGTAGCTGTAAACAGCTTAGTCATTACTGATTCAAATACATGTGGCTTAGCAATGAGAGCAGCACCCAAGTGATTGAGGTCTGTCATGTTAGCATGCCAAGGCATTTGCTTGGTTATTAACTTATTATTTAATTGTGCCATTTTAAAAATTTTTTGTTAAACTAAAAGAAATCTGCTAACCCTTTATTGCGAGAACCTTTTGTGCTTGTTGATGGATTGAGTTTTTGATTACTGATTTTTTGTCTTGTTTCTTTAATTACTTCTGTTTTTGCTTTCTCTTTAATGTCTGTTACATCAAAATCAGAAGATAATATTTTAGCCAACAAAATCATTTTACTCTTATCCTTAAATGCATTTTGTAAATCATTTTGGAATTGTGTAAGGAACTGATTATTACCTATCTTAACTGCAGGTTTAGTCATATACCCATGTAATTCCTTCTTATCTCTTTGTGTTAAAGTCCAATTCTTTATTTCATTAGAAGAATCAATAGTTTGTTTTAAATCTTTTACTAATTGTTTCTTCTGTTCCTCTTGTTGAAAAGCAAATCTTTTTTGTTTTTCAATAGTTTCTATTTTTGTTTTTTCATTATCTTCTTCTATTTGCTCATGAAACTTTTGAGCATATTTAGAAAGCTTACCTGATTCCTTTAACCAATCAATTTTATCATCAACATCGTCATCATCTAAGTCTTCATAATTACTATAATAGTATCTTAAAAACTTCTCTTGTGATTTTTCATCATTGTAATTAGGAGTAGGTACTTCACTTATTTCAGAATATATCTTAAAGAAATCTTTAGTATTACCACCTTCTTTTTTAAACTTTAAGAATGCTTTACCATCTTCATCTAATTCATCCATAAAAGCTTGAATAGTTTCATCTAATCTAGCTTCTATTTCTTCTTCCTGTAATTCAATAAACCTATCAGCATCAATCTGAGATTCATCTTCAACATCAATATTTATAATTCCTCTTGTCTTAAGTTCTTTATAAATACTTGACCATTCAGAAGAAATAGGTTTAAAACTATTATCTTCATCTTCATCAAAAAACTCATCTACTTCTTCAGCATCATCTTTATCTTTAGCTAATTTAGATGGTTCATCTTCTTCTGTTACTTCATTTAACTTATTTGGTTTTGTTGATGTTTCAGTTTGTTGAGTACCTTCATTAGAAGGTACACTAAAAAACTCATCACCATTATCCCAATTAAAATCTGCTAAACTTATTTCTTTTTCTGTACTCATAATAATAACACAAATTTAAGTTTGAAAATTAAATATCTTTAAGTTTTAATCTTAAAAATATAGTGGATTTGATTAATGTTTTTAAATTACTTTTTATTATTTAGCTTTTTAGTTTCTAACTCAGCATTCTTTTTATCCATCTCTTTTTGATGTCTAAACTTTTCTTCATCTAATTGTTGCTTTCTTTGTTTTACATCTACATCTACTCCTTGCTTAGCAACTTCTAATATATCTAACTTGCCATCTTTATCTACATCCTTATCTTCATTAAAACCTAAAGACATAATAGTTTGACTTTGTATTTCTCTATCAGTCTTCATTTTTTCTTTCATCATCTCTGTTTCTCTATCAAACATCTTCATTTCTTTTTCATGAGTAAGTGCTTGTTGTTGTATTTCTTGTTGTTTTTCTAACTGCTGCATTTGCTGTTGTTGCATTTCTTCTCTCTTTCTTTGTTCAGATGCCATTAACATTTCTTCAGCTTCTTGAACTCCTTCTGCTCTTATAACTTTAATAACATCAGATAAATCAATCTTTTGAGTTTGCATTGCAGCATGAGCTAATTGAGATATAAGCTCTTTAACTTCATGTGCTTTAGATGAGTTAGAAACAAATATACCATAAGAAGAATTATCTAATAAGTCAGCATCTACTGTAAGCATTTTACGAGAAAAGTCATCTAATATATAATTCAACTTTAAGTTAGGATTCTCTGTATAACATACTTTAGCTGTATCTAATAACCTTTCTAATACTGCTCTTTTAACATGATTATGTAATTCAAATACAGGTTCTAATATATGAGAACTTTGAACCATAGTTTGTTTAGTATTAGTAACAGCAGCATTAGGTCCAATTTGACCTTCAGCTTCAGGTGGAATACCAATAGATATACCTGCTCTTCTTTCAATATATTCAGCTAAGTTAATATACTTCTGAATATCAGAAGCTAATGACATATCTATTTCTTTAACAGCATTAGGTATAGAATAATCACCTTTATTACCTTCTTCATTAGGATTTAAAAATCCTATCTTAGAAGACTCAGCAAAGTATAACCATTTCTCTACATCTATACCTGCACTCTCAGGTATCATTCCAATGTTCATCATAAGTATTTTACCTTTATCTGATGCCATTAGTAATTCTATCCTATACATTATAATGTCATAATAATATTGATATGCTTTTACTCTATCTACAAATGATGTAGGTAAAGAGTTAGTAGTATCCATTACTGCACCAATATAAGGAAGTTTACAATTATAAAGATTATTAATGTCTTTAAACTGTCCAGGTACAGGTCTTAAATAAACATAAATATCTACACCTATCTTGTATCCTTCATATACTTCAGGTATCCA